TCTATAATGGGATCTTTATTTTCTGTCAAAAAGGTGTTTGCTTTTTGACTTGCTTCCTCAAATGATTGAATATTTTTATCTACAATCAATTTTGTTTTCAATCCATAATTTTGAATGCTTGTATTATCTTGTCTATATTTTAATATTGGAGTTCCACGATCATAAGTTATAATAATACTTCCATTATTTGGAGGAATATTGTTTCCCGCCGATATACCTGAAGTAAAAATAATTTGTTTTTTATCAAAATCTACCAAATATTTAATATCGTCATATTGAGGATTATCCATTCCTTCAATTCCGCCTGGCTGAATTTGTGATCCATTTATTGTAACATTTGTATTATGCGGTTTATCTGTTAACGTAAATACACTTCCTGTTCCATTCCCAATAAAATTATCTTTATAACCTGTCAATATTCTGCGTCCATATACCCAAACAGAATTATATATATCATGGTCGTTATTTCTAAAACTTCCCTCTATTATATTTGTATTGTCTAATGTTTCTTCAGAAGGATTTAGCCCTCTTTGTTCAAAATATAATTCTTTATTTGGGCTGACAAAAAAATAAAATCCTGCAGTTTCTGCCAGACTCTTTATAGCATCAAATACATTTAGATGATTAAAAGTTATTCTGTCTATATTTGTATCCGTCGTTTTTACATTGTCTGTGCTTATTTCTGGTACATTGTTGTGCATTATATCTATAACTATTTGACTAATTTCTGTATCTCGATAAGCTATCGGTTGAATTAATCTATCTTGCATTATAGCCGAATAGTCTCTCCCGCTAATTTCTAAATCCTCTTTTGTTCCTTCTCCCCCAAAATCTATATTTTCCAATACTCCTCCAAACAATAAATAATTTCCTTCTCCTTCATCTATATATATTTTTATATCGTCATTTAAATTAAAACTATCTTTATGTTGTCCAAATTTATTATTAAGACTCATAGTAAAATTAGATGCTCCATTATTTTCTGATAGAGATCTATTTACTCGAATATCTTTTATATCACTGATAATTTGACTATTTATATATACTTCTGTCTTAATCATCTTCTAATTAGAACATTTAATTTTCTTTGCAATGCGTTAGAAATATCGTCTGCATCAATTCCATATATTCTATCTATATTTATTATTATGTTAATGCCATTTTCATCTAATTCATTAGGTTGTTTATCCATTTGCGCAACATTTACTGGTAATTGCATTATTTCTGGTCTTATTAATTTATTCAAATCTTTCACCCCAATCAAATTATCTAATTGATTAGTTTTAATTATTTCTCCCCTTTTTGTTATAATAAAATCATTTAAACTTATAACAGGATTTACTGTATGTGTTGGTTCTTCTTTGTTATCTTGATTTAGATTTGAAATATTTTGTTGTTCTGGCCGTTTATCTGGCTTTGAACTTTGAGATCCCCCATCAGAATTCTTTTTTGATGGTATTTCAAATCCCAATAAATCACTCAATTTTCCAAGAAGTCCTCCGCTCAATGCATTTGCTAAATCATAAATCCACCCCACCAAAGTTGATACTGCGTTTATAATTATATTTAATACTTCCCCCATTATTCTAAAAGTTGGAGTAAGATATTCTATTGCGGGCCCTAAAACAGTAAATATTGCATTTAGTCCAAGTTCTAATATAAGAGAAGTTATTTCTATAATAGGTTTCAATAACGGCATTAATGCATTTAATAATTCTCCAAGCAATTCTGTCAACATTACTAATGCCGGCATTAAAGGTTCCAATGCATTTAACATTGCATCAAGTATAATGAATGACAAATCCAATAAAGGATCTATTATTGGTATCAATGCATCAAAAATCTGTATAAATATATCAGCCAATCTAATGAGTAAAGGAGTTACTTCTGGCAAGATTTCTCCAAGTTTATTTAATAATTTTGTTGCTAATTCAGTAAATGGCGGAATAAGTGGTTTAATTGCTGGCAAAACATCATTTAGAAAACTATCTGCCAGACTTGATATCATTGGTAATAGGGCTGTTCCAACCTCCCGAGCCAGAAGTGTTATTGTATCTTGTAAATTTGAAAATTTCCCCTTAACTGTTTCTGCTTGTTTTGCCATAAGATTTTCAAATTTTCCCCCTTCTCCAGTCATATTATTAAATGCCGTTATAACCATATCAGAAGATATTTCTCCAGCAGAAACCATCTCTTCTATAGCCGTTACTGTTACTCCCAATTGGTTTGCTAATTGATCAAGCAATGGAACACCCGCAACAGCAAAGTCTCTTAATTCCCTGCCAGTTAATTTTCCTTGATTTCTAACCTGTCCAAGATTTAAAATAAGTCTTTGTAATCCTTCTTCTCCTAAACTAAGTCCTGATGCTACATCTCCTACACTTTTTAATGTTGGTATAACATCATTTGCTTCAAACCCTACGGCCATTAATTGCTTTGCTGCTTTTTCTACTCCAACGAGAGTAAATGGAGTTTTTTTTGCAAAATCTGCTAATTGTGCCAAGAATACTTGTGCTTCCTCGGCAGATCCCAACATGGTAGTAAATGCTACTTTTGTTTGTTCAAAATCTGCTGCCACTTTTACAGAAGAAACCCCCAATGCGGCCATTGCTGTACCTACCCCCAAAATTGCAGAAGTGCTTATCTTCATAACGTTTGTTAATTTGTCTGTTGACCCCTCTACCTTGCCAAAAACATTACTAAATTCATCAATAGCTTTTATTGTTATTGCTATAACTGCCCCTTCTGCAATTGCATTACCTATATTTACCATTTTTTCTGTTTGCTTTTCTTTTTTCTCTATTAAATTTATTCATCAACATTGTTGCCTGATTAAAATCTTTAAGAGACATATTTCTAACGTATTCTAATGTCCAACCATTAAAGAATTTACAGAGACTCAATTCTGTTTCTGTTCTTCGGTTGGTTGGGGCAAAGGGTCGTGTTTTATAAGATCCATGATGGCTTTATTAAGTTCTATTCCTGTCTTAACATCTATTTTGGATATTTCTTCTTGTTTTAGTCCTGTTGCAAAACCCAAAATTTTTTTAGCTGCTTCTGCCTTTGTTAGTCCATCTAACTCTAATGCTTCTATATAAGATATTTCTCTTAATTCGTATGTCTTTCCCTCTATATCTACTTTTTGTGTTTTCATCTTTCCTCCACTAATTTAGTTAATAATATCTTTAAAAATAAAAAGATAAAAATAAAAAATTTATTTAATATGGATTATACGAACCGATTACAGTTGGATTGACCCAATCTAATAAGTTCATACTTCCCGCGTTAACAACGAAAGTAGTTTCATTTATACCTTCTGATACGCTTGGCAATTCCATAGACGTTATTCTTGCTCCACTAACAGTTATAGTTACATGCTGGGATCCTGTTGTATCCGCATTCATATCTAACTTCCAATTTAATGTGCTGCCGCCCTTATAATACTGATTATAAAGCATAGCTCCAATATCTGTATCCAAATCTGCTGTTACATTGAGAGCATATTCTCTGTTTCCAAAGAAAGGTTCTCCGATAACTCTTGAACCATTTAGATAGTGTGGCCCAGTTATATTCTGATTTATTTCTATAGATAGTTCTTTTGTTGTATCTATAGAACTTCCAGCCATTGTAAGTGCGCAATCGCTCCATAAATATGGTCTTTGATCCGCTACAGTGACATTTGTCGTATTGCCAGAACTAAAATCTACTCCTTGTCCAATATAGTTTGCCTCTACAACAACTTTTTCACCCTGTGCAGCTGTCAATGTTAAACTATCTATAACACATCCTTTTACTGTTCTAACGAAATTTTTGCCTGTTCCTGCCGCTGTTTTTGAATCCTCTATTGTGAAACTATATGGCGTATTTGCGTCTCTGGTTGTTCCACTAATGAATGGATTTTGTATAACATCTGTGCCTATTTCACTTGTAACGTGTCTAAATGTTGTTCCAGAAGCCTCATAAACAGACCCAATTGCATGCGCAATTAAATTCATATCTACAGGATGATATGTTATTGTTCCTGTAGCGTCGCTTGGTCCTCTTTCGTATCTACCAACACTTCTTGAATTATCTCCCAAGAAATAATCTGTTAGATATCCTTCTGAATCATCCAAACTATGATCAGTAACTTCTCCAACCCATTTGCCTGTCGCCAAAGGAACCGCATATGTTCCACTTTCATAACGCATAACTACTTTGTTTTGATCACTAATGAATCTTGTCATTTTACCTCCTTTCTAATTGAATTAATTTAATTATAATCATATGTTGTAAAATTTATAGACTACTTCCATAACTTTTGATTTTATTCCTGCATCTCCTTCTTCTTGTATTTCTACTGCACTTGGCATATTAAAATCATGTAATTCATATTCTACACTTCCGTTTATAGTAAATTGAATATTTTTTAATCTATTAATTACTTGTGTAAATAAGTTATCTTTTTCTTTTTCATTTGTAGCCCAAATTCTAATCTCCAATGTTACTATTCCATCCATATTTGTTGTTTGCATGCCTGCGCGCGAGAATGAATAATTTATTCCTTTAATCGTAATTAATGGATACAATGTTTCTCTTTGGGGATAACTTGTCATAATAAATTTAGAACTTTTGTTTATTCTTTTTGCTTCAATTGGATCGGTTATATTCTTGATTAGATCTTCCTTGATAAACTGTAAAATATCCCTTACAAATGTATCTGAATTAATTGCCATGTGCTTCGCTTAGCGTTTTTGAGCTCGCTTGCTCATTATTTTAATATATAAATTGTATTTAAATATTCATTATTTCTGTATATAATTAAATTCCTTTTATTGATTCGTTAATTATCTTTTGGATATTTCCCTGATTTCTACTTTTTGTGTTCCTGAAATGCATACGTGGAATCATCCTGCTTGTCCCATATTCCAAAAATTTGCTATATTCTATGTCTGTAAATACAATAGCATCGGAATCTCCAACATTAAAATCAATACTATTTAGAAATCTTCCAGTATCTACACTCGTTGGTTCTGCCCTGTGACCAGCAATACTTAATTTGACTTCTCCTTGTAAAAATATTGTTGCATTATTTAATCCTGTTTTTTCTTGTGATTTTATATTGTTCATTTTTGATTTTAAATATTTTTTTGTTCCTTCTATACCTGTGATATCTATTTTAACCACCATATGCTACCTCTCCAGTAAAACTTCCAGTTGGTAATTTTCTGATATATGCTTTTTTAAAAATGCTTATATTTCTAACATTATATTCTTGAATTCCTGTATTGATTGTTGTAAATGCTTCCGAATTTGTTTCTGGACTTCCAGCCTGTATTTTTATTGGTGTCCCAGATGCTCCCAAACTGATATTTCCAGAAATAAATAAATGCAAATCATTATCCTGTAATCTGCCCTGTTGTTGCAAAATATAATCTTTTGTTCCTTCTAATCTATTTATTGGCAATATTATCCCGCTTGTCCAAATAGCTCCAGAATATGTTAAAAATTCTGGTTCATCATATACATCGTCATATGACTGAGTATAATAAGTTATTTTTATGATCTTTCCAAAATTATCATTTATCTTTTTAAATCCCTTATTTAATATATCTTCTGTTGTCATATTTTTTTCCTCTATATTTCATTCTGCAACTCAACCCAAGTTTTCCCGTCTGACCATTCCTCATTTGTTAGCTTATTGATAATTTCGTCATCAGTTAAACCTTTTTCTATAACTGGATGATTTCGAAATTCATCTAAAAAAATAATTTCTTTTTCCATCCAATCTGTTCTTTTTATTATTTTCATATTAAGCTACCTTCAAAATCGTAAAAATGCAACAACCTTCGCTGCCCATTATACTTTCATTTCCCCCGCTATTTTGATAAACTTTAATATATAATGTGTCTGATGTTGTTAAACTTACAAGACCTGAAACAGCCATCGGTGTATAAGTGCCAGCCGCCGCACTTTGATAAAAAGTTGCCACTCCCTGTTCGGTATTTTTATAAATTCTTACAACATAAAGCTTATTAGCATCAGTATTTTTCCAAGTAATAGTTGAAGTTATAAAATAATTCCCATTAGTAAGTGGAGTAAAACCGCCTGTTGAGGTATTAAACTCGCCCAAAACATCATATTCCGAATTAAACACCACTGTTGTATAGGTTGAATGTGAAATTGTTTGGTCGCCAGAAAGTGAACCTTGGGCTTGGCTTTGTCTTGGAAAGCTCACCGCACCCTCGCTTCCGTGGATTTGTATTGCTGTTCTTGTTGTTCCGCCATCATTAATTCTTACAAGAATATCGCTATTTTGTGTTCCTAAATTATCTATATATGCCGTAGTTCCATCAAAATAGACCTCCAAATCCTGCCCTGTTCCAAAACGAATTTTTTCACTATCCAACATTTGGATTTCATCAATATATCCTATGCCATCAATATACAAATCTTTCCATTCTTTTGCACTTGAACCTAAATCGTCGGTATTATCTGTGTCTGAAATTAATGTCGTATTTATTGCTACACTGCTTAAATTATCAAGTTGTTGTGTTGCACCTGTCCCGCCTCCAGAAGACCATACCAGCGCACCCTCACTATCGTCCCACATTAAAAACCTATCCGCATTAGGGTCTGCTGGAAATACACTATCACTTCCAGTTACTCCGTGGGTTGTATTATGAGATGGAACAGAGGTTAAATAACTATTTGTATCTAATCCGAGTGTTCCAGAAGTTACTTTTAAAATACCATTTCCTGTTACAGCTCCACCAGTGAATGTTTGTGGGGTGGTCTGGTCAAGATGTAGAGATACTGGGTCTGTTTCAGAAGTTAAATAACTATTTGTATCAATAGCCAACGTTCCATTGCTTCCAGAGGTTTTAACAAATCCGTCTATAGTGTGTGAATTTAATTTTAATGCGCCATTTACTTGTAGTTGGTTAGTGGCTGGATTATAAATAAAACCGCCATTATTACTTGAACCAGCAAAGGTTAAATAGGAAAGGTAATTGGTTGTAATACCGCCAAAAATTAAGTTATTCATTTCGTTATAACTTCCAATATGGACGGGTCTATAAAATACATTTTGATTTGATGCTAATTCATAATAAACAGTCCCATCAATCCCCAAATCAACACCAGTTTCACCCTCTATTGAATAGGCGTTTAATCCTCCCAAAGTAATTTCTCTTATGATAACACTGTTATCTGTTGAATTTCCAACATCTGTTACTGCCTGCAATGAAGCCACTGGAACACTTCCAGCAGTAATATTTCCATCAGCATCTGTTTGCAAATATCCTGCCCCATATCCAGAAAAGACAATCGTCCCGTCTGTATTTATCGTAACAAAATTGTGGTTATTAGACCTCAAATTGAGTGGATGATTTGAAACTGCCCCAACAATTGCGCTATATGGTTCATTAATAATATCACAACCATTTATAATTTCTAAATTATTTTCAGTTTCTCTAACTACAAAATAAGGATTTAATTCGTCTGTATTAGCAATAGATAAAACGGGATTTATAGAAATAGTGCTTTCAACGTTTCCAATTGTTGCCCCCTTTACAAACGGAATTTTTGCAGATGTAGTTGAACTTCCGTCTTTATGAATTGAAAGGGGATCGGTTTCAGAATATACGCTTGCTGTCCCAATTATAGATATGTCTATTGGCTGTGATGTTCCTACATTTACATCTATGTTTTCTTTTTCAGATATTTCTACTTCTATATCGGCCATTTTAACTTAAAGTTATATCGTTTGTTATTACAAAATTTCCACGCGTAACTGTAGTTCTTTGACCACTCGTATTCTTAAACTGAATATCATAAAAATATGTTTTTTCACTAAGTCCAGAAGTATCTGAATTATTTAATATAAAATTACTTGAACCGTTAATTGGACTTGTGTGTGTAGTTACTATCTTTTGAATAATAGCGCTTCCATCCAAATCGGATATACTATTTTTAACTGTAAAATAAACAGAAAAACCCGTAATATTTAAAGGACTTCCTGTTCCAGAATAAGCAAAATGTAAATCAAATTGTTTGTCATCTCCCCTGAACATAGATATTGTATTTCCTGCCATTATACCATCGTTTTTCCGAATCTAATCTTTCTCCCAATTAATTTCATTGATCGTTCTGCCATTTCTCTAAATTGCTGGGCTGCAGATTTATTTAATCCTCCAAGGGCCTGAATTGCTGAAACTGTTGCTCCGCCCGTTCCTTCATCTATTCTTAATCCTTCTAATGAAACTGATTGTGCCCCTGTAGTAATTGCTGTTTGTGTTCCAGAAACGGCATATTGGCCTGCATACATATATGTCTGATCTATTAAATCTGCCTTGGCTAAATTAACAATTGAAGATTGATATTTATCATCTATGGAATTTGAACCAATTGTTTGGCCCGTAAAGTTTTCTACTTCTACACGGGCCATATTAACAATTTCTATTAAATTTCCAGAAACCCCTGCAGGGATATTTGGAAAGTTTTCAATTAAATGCGTTGCTATATCCCCAATAGTATTTAATGCGATTTCCTCCACCTCTCTTGCAATTTAATTTTCTCTATTGTCTCAATACTATTGGTTTTTCCAATATTCCAAGACACTTTACCTTTTTTAAATGCCATGATTATAAATATATATTAAATTTATAAATTACGTTCCACTAATTAAATGTACCCAGGTACTTCCGCCTGCTGATTTAATCATATAGAATTCTCCATTAACTACATCCAAAGCTATAGAACTTCCTACTCCGGTGGTTATTATGTTATTTGGAGCGCCCATATTGATTATAATGCTGTTTGGAACAGTTAATCCACTAACACCAATACCTTGTTTTAGTCCATCAACTAATCCGACTACGCTTCCATTCATTGTTGTCATTTATTTTTTCTCCTTTTATTTAGTTATCTCGTCTATCCGATTGTCTTTAATTATAAATAGGGGATTTACCTTCTACCAGTTCCTCCTTTCGGGTGTGTCTGGGCTACCCCTTCACTTAAATCACTTCAGATTTAGGTTGTGGTGATCTTTGCTACTGCATTTGATCTAAGTAGTTGAACATCAAATCTCCAAGTTAAACATGCTCCTTGCATATCATAAGTTGGCAAATCAAAGTTCTCTACAGTTAAATCTCTTTTAACAGCCAAGCCATATGCCTGTGATCT